CAGTTTCCCCATATCAATCGACCATTCGAGCTGAGCGCGCAGCCGTCCAACCTCTTGGCCGCTATCCACGCCCCCAAGCAGGACTCAACCCTGCTGGCCGCTTCCATCGCCAAACGTCTAAGGTTTCGCCCCACAGCCCGGCCCTATGTGATCACGCCCAAAGATGAACTCCTAGGGTCGCTGCTCTATGAGTCCCTGTGCCGGGCCTACCGACGACACCCTCACGTGGACGTGCCCTTCAACGAGACACTCTTCATCGAGTGCATCAACCTCAACGAGTTCGCCCAGCTGACCTCCAAAACCCAAGCGGTGATCATGGCCAACGCTTCCAGATCCGATCCGGACTGGCGTTGGACGGCTGTGCGCATTTTCGCGAAGGCCCAGCACAAGGTCAACGAAGGGTCCATCTTTGGATCCTGGAAGGCTTGCCAAACGCTCGCGCTGATGCACGACGCTGTCGTCCTTCTCCTAGGCCCCGTGAAGAAGTACCAGCGCATCTTCGACGAAGCGGACCGCCCCAACCATCTGTACGTTCACGCCGGGCACACGCCTTTCCAAATGTCCAAATGGTGCCAGGAGCACTTGTCCTCTCGCGAGCATCTGGCCAACGACTACACCGCCTTCGACCAATCACAGCACGGTGAGGCCGTGGTCCTCGAGCGCAAAAAGATGGAGCGACTAAACATCCCGAAGCATCTCATTGACCTCCACGTCCACCTCAAGACCAACGTGGAAACTCAGTTCGGTCCCCTCACATGCATGCGCCTCACCGGGGAACCAGGGACGTACGATGACAACACCGACTACAACCTGGCTGTCATCCACCTGGAGTATGCGGTCGGCTCCACCCCCTGCATGGTCTCGGGAGACGACTCCCTGCTAGATCAGGAGCCCCCCGTTCGGGACGAATGGCCGGCGCTCCGCGAGCTCCTCGCCCTTCGTTTCAAGAAGGAAAGAGGACGCTACGCCACCTTTTGCGGCTACTACGTCGGTCCCGCCGGCTGCGTGAGGTCGCCCGTGGCCCTCTTCGCGAAGCTCATGATAGCTGTTGACGACGCCTCCATCCGAGACAAGATCGTGGCCTATCTCACGGAGTTCTCAGTCGGCCACTCTCTCGGCGATGCCCTCTGGACCGTCCTCCCAGTTGAAGTCGTCAAATACCAAAGCGCCTGCTTCGACTTCTTCTGTCGCCACGCAAAGCCCGAGCTCAAGCTATGCCTCAAGATCGGGGAGGTCCCCGAACCTGTGCTCCAAGCCGCCTTCCAACACATCAAATGGGCCTCTCACGCAGTTTACGCCCTCCTCAGCGTCAACCACCGCCGGCAAATCCTCCACTCAGGTCGCCAAGCCCGCTCCATGCCTGAAGACCCCCAAGTGAGCCAGCTACAGGGTGAATTGCTCCAAACGTTCCAATCGAGCATTCAACTACCCCTCCGAGGCGGCTGCATGACTCGCGCAGAAAACCACCAGCTTCTCCTCCCCCTGTCAGGCGCCATCTCTAACACCTCCGGCCAGACGTCCATGGCCCTCGATGCCACAAAAGTGGGACCGGCTCCAGATCGCGACGACCGTGTTGATCGCCAGCCTTCTCTTCCTGCTCCTCCTCGCGTTCTCGAAACCCAGGCGCCGGTCCACGTCGACGTCCCGTTCCAATGGGTCGTCGGATCCTACGCGGGAGAAAAGAACGTCTTCGTCAGCCACACCCTCGCGGCAGCCGGACGACTGGTGAAGCTCACCAGCCTCTACCGCCACGCCAAGCTCCTTCATGCAGAAGTGGAGTTCGCGCCCACCTGGAACGCATTCTCCAAGCCCGTCTCGGCCAGCGTTGTCTGGACCGTGGCTGACATCACCCCGGCCACCACGAACGAGCAGGAGTACTACGGTGGCCGCTACCTCACACTGGGAGGCCCCGTGGCCATGGGATCCACAACCATCATCCCCGCCGACCTGAGCCGCATCAACTCCATCATCAAGTCGGCCGTGACATACATAGACGGGCCCCGCCTCTCGTACACCATTTACGCCAACGGGGGCACCGCCAACACTAGCCTCGTGAATGTCACCATCCGCGGCTCCGTCCGGCTCAGCAGCCCGTCCGGAGGCCTCCTCACGAGCGACTAGAGCCCCCCCCTCAGGTGAAGGAAAACACCTCCTGGTTTCAGCCAGGTAATGATGCTAAACCTCCAACCGCCCTCCAATCTGGCAACAGACTCTGGTAGCAGGTCGAACCAAAGACCTGTGGGC